TTTTGGCCTTGGTAACTTATGCTTTAGTTTGGTTTCATTTTATCCGGACGGATCATTTACAATATTATTTGTTAGATACTTACGTTGATAAAGAAACTTGCATAGTGGAGCGAGATAAGGCGAAAGTACTGGTAACTTCAAACGACATGATTTTGGAGTGCATTTTGCTCAGTGACAATAATTGAAGTTAAGCCAAATCGTTATGTAGTGTATACAAAAGACGGTAAAGTTGCTATACAAACAAGTGACCTAAAAGTTGCTAGGGGTTTTTTAAATGAATGACTTTGAAAAATTAGACAAAGATAAAAATGGCAATTTAAGTAAAAAAGAATTTCAACAGTTGGAAATTGAAGACCGTAGACTTAAAATTGCTGATGCTGACGAAAAAAGAAATACAGAAAGATTATTAGTAAAAGCTTGCTGTGCGGGCATGCTGTTATATCCGTTTATTATTTTGTTGGCTTCTGTTTTGGGTTTCGAAACTGCGGCCTCACTAATTACAGATATTGCAAGCTTATATGTCCTGGCGGCTAGTGGTGTTGTTGTTGGGTATTTTGGGTTTAATAGCATAAGGGAGAAAAACCAATGATTGGGCAATTACTTGGACCAGTTGCAAGTTTAGCGGGTTCATGGATTGATGCCAAAACCACAAAACAAGCAGCGGAAGCAAAGTTAAAACTTACAGAAGCTGAAGCAAAAGCAAAAATACTTTTATCAGAAAAAACAAGCGTTGCTGATTGGGAGCGCGTAATGGCAGAGAATAGTGGCTCATCTTGGAAGGACGAATTTTTTGTAATTGTGCTAAGCATTCCATTAATTTTAGCATTCGTTCCTGGAGCCGAAGGCATTGTTGATCGTGGATTTGAACAACTTCATAAAGCACCAGACTGGTATTTTTACAGCTTGGGTATTGCAATTTCAGCCTCTTTCGGTGTGAAGGGCTATAAACAATTTGTAAGGAAAAAATAATGACAAAACAAAATTGGGATAGTTTTTTTGATATGTTAATGCATCACGAGGGTGGATTTACTGACGATCAGCGTGACAAGGGAAATTCTAAAGGTGATGGACATGGCAATGAAGGTTCTACGATGTTGGGCGTTACTTCGTTTAATTGGGCTAAATGGACAGGAAAGCCTGCTCCAAAAGAGGTTATGCGAGCTTTAACAAAAGACGATGTAAAGCCTTTCTACGAAAAGGATTACTGGACGCCAGTTCGCGGAAATGATTTATTTAGTGGCTTGGATTACAGCATTGCAGATATGGCTGTTAATGCCGGAGTTTCTAGAGGTGCAAAACTTTTCCAAAGAATACTTGGCGTAACTGCTGATGGTGCTATTGGAAATCAAACTCTCAAAGCAATGCATGAAAATGATCCGTTAGAACTTATAGAAAAATACTATGATGCAAGAGAAGGTTTTTACAGAAAATTACCAGATTATGAGGTTTACGGAAAAGGTTGGTCACGAAGAAATAAAGAAACCTTTGAAAAATCAAAAACTTTAATAGACCTTTAAAAACTTTTATGATTAAAACTTTTTGTGGGCTAATAGGTTTAGAGTTTTTTCGAACTTGTCCAGTTTTTGCTCTCTTTGCAAATTAGCCCACACCAATTTTCTTTTCCCTGGTAAAATTTGAGAGCTCTTTTTGGGCAACCCAAAGGTTAATTTTTGCGCTAATGTGACTGTCTAATCGCCATACTTCCATTGCACATTTATCATATTGTTGCTTTAAAAAAATATATTCGGCTAACTCTTCTTTGTTAAGTTTAGATTTCATTTATCTTTCTTAAAACCTCCGGCAAAAATAAATAATCTTTTCCATAATTTTCAACCCAACGCTTTTTGCTATTGTGGATTGCATCTATACCGTTTTGATGATGATTTTTACAAAGCGGAATTGTTTCATAATCGCTTGATTTTTTAGAACCAAACCTATCGCAAATAATATGATGTGCATCACTCGGTGGTGGATGATTGCAAATTACGCAGGGTAAAGATTTAACTTTTGTTAAATGCTCTCTGCTTTTTGCGTCTTTTTTTTGTTTTGGTTTTTTCAATCCAAGTGGTGGCCTGTTAAGCAAATTCATCTGGGCAAACCTTTATGTTTACTGCGCCATATTGAACAGGGTCGCCTCTGCGTATGCTGATTGCAAAGTTATAATCATTTACCCCAATAGCTTCAGATAAGCCGTCAAGACCCGCTTTTAGACTCGCTAGCATGTTGTCTAGATCACGCTTTCGCTTATCTGGCGGGTGAAATGTTATTGAAAGCAAGACGTTTCCCTGGAACGGCTGCAACGCTGCTTTGCAGAACCCAAAACAAGCGAGCTTGTACTGAGCTTTTATCTTTGCCGCTTTCATATAATGAACCCTTGAATTAGGGCTCAATTCTTTGGGCATCCAGGGCAATTGAACTTGCATAAATTCATCATAGCAAAATTAAAATAAAAATAAAGACTTGAGAAAGAATTAACAAGAATATAGGGTAACGTCAGCAAGAACGGAGGACAACATGCAAACACTTGCAATAATTAAAGAGGTATTTGCTCAAGCTACTTTAGGGCAGCTTTTGGGCGAATTAATGGGTGCTATAGCACTTTTTGTAATCTTATTTAGCGGATTATTCGCTATTTTAGTATGGAGTTAAAAAATGACAGTAAAAAGTATCGCAACCGCTTTAGCAAAAGCGCAATTACAAATGGGTAAAGCTCTTAAAACAAGCTCAAACCCGCATTTTAAATCAAAATATGCAGACCTTGCATCAGTTATGGATGCTTGCATGGAAGCGTTAAACAGTAATGGAATTGCTGTAATTCAACCAGTAGAAAATGATACGGAAAATGGCTTAAGTGTTACGACTGTTTTTATTCATGGCGAAAGCGGTGAAAGTTTACATAACGATGTTCCTTTAGTTGTTAGCAAAAACGATATGCAGGGCTATGGCTCAGCTATGACTTATGCAAGGCGTTATGGGTTAATGATGATGGCAGGGCTTGCTCCTGAGGAAGACGATGGCAATGCCGCAGTCAGAGCCGCGCCTGCTAAAATTTCAAAAGAACAGTTAGATCATATTAGTACCTTAATTAAAGAAACTGATAGTAACGAGAAAAAAATGTTCAAAGTTTATGGAGTTTCAAAGCTAGAAGAAATGAACGTTCAGCAAGCAGATCAATGCATAAAATTACTAAATACTAAATTGCAAAAAAAGATTGCTGAAGAAATGAAGAAACAAGAACTAGAGCATAATAAACATATTGAAACTGTTAACGAAGCGGCTCAAGAAAATTCAGTAATTGAATTAAAAAAGCAGAAAGGTGCGGACGATGGAACAACGCACTGAGGAATGGCATATTGCCAGAGCGGGGTGCGTAACTGCATCCCGACTATCTGATGTAATGGCTAAAACCAAATCGGGAGTAAGTCAGACTAGAGAAGGATACAAAAAACAAGTATTGGCAGAGAGGTTGACCGGAACGCCAAATGAAACTCTTTTTACTAATGCCGCTATGGAATGGGGAATAGAGAATGAGGCAAATGCTAAAACTCATTACGAATATTTATATGACGTGGATGTTAAAGAAGTTGGATTTATTAAGCATCCCGACATTCTTGATTTTGGCGCTTCACCGGATGGATTTGTTAATGATGGGCTAATAGAAATAAAATGCCCAACAACAAAAACCCATATTGATACAATTCTTAACGATAAAATACCGCAAAAATATATTTTGCAAATGATTGGACAAATGCTTTGTACTCGGAGGAAATGGTGCGATTTTATTAGTTATGACCCAAGACTTCCGGAAAATATGCAGATGTATCGGAAAAGGTTAGAATTAGATAATAAGCTTGCTAACGAAATTATTAATGCAGTTTGGGAATTTAATTCAGAAATAAAGGGGCTTATTGATGAACTCGCTAAGTTTCAAATTGATGGCAAAACTTAATTTTTTTCGCTCTCACTCAGGGCTTGTTCCCCACGATGATGAAGCTATTGAATGGTTTCAAGGTCAAAAAATGGGCAAGCCTTTTTCGGTAAATGTCACTGAGAACAGAAATAATAAATTTCACAGAAAGTTTTTCAGTATGCTTAAAGTTGCATTTGACAATCACGAATGGCCTGAAATTCAAACTCAATGGGGCGATGCTCGTTGCAGTTTTGAAATGTTCCGGAACTTTATGACTGTGAAGGCAGGATACTACACGCCGGAGTTGACACCAGAAGGGAAAGTAAAAGTAGTTCCCAAAAGTATCAGCTTTAATAAAATGGACGAAGCTGAATTTAAAAAACTGTATAGCGATGTGCTTGATGTAATTTTGAAAGAATATCTCACTAATTGGACTTCTGGGGATATGGACACCGCTATAGATAAAATAATGGAATTTTCATAAAGAGGTAAAAATGAGAAAATATTTTTTAAGTAATAGTAGAAAAAAAACAATTAAAGCTATTTATTCTGCTCAAAAACATCAAGGTGAACATTTCACTGCAAAGGACGTTGGGGTTCACGGCTCTGCCTTATTTAGCTTAGAACAGGCAGGATTTGTTGAACGTGTTCCAGTGGAAGACGTGCCTTTGATGTTGTGGACGGACACTCAGGGTGGCCATTGGCGTGTTAGCGAAAATGGAATACTTAGCTATAAAGCATTGTTTAATACATCAGAACAAAAGACTTTGAATTGATAGCTTCATAAGATAAAAAAAAAGAGCCTTAATTGGCTCTTTTTGAGTTTAAAGAGGCGGATACCTCAAGTATCGCAGTGCAAAGATAAACTTTGCATTTTAGGAATAACAAATAAAAAAAATAAAATAAAGAGGTTTTTAAATGTCACATTACTGGACTGCTTTAGCAATGAAGCAGAAGGGCTTACAACCCACAACTAAAATTGTACTGTATTGGCTTGCAGATCATCATAACGGTGTCTCAGGGCTTTGCATACCAAGTCAAAGGAGATTGGCAGACGTTTGCGAAATGTCAGATAGAAGCATCAGAAAACATTTAACCGTTTTGGAAGACTTAGGACTGCTTGAAATAATAGAAAGAAAAAGGCCTAATGGGTCACAGACCTCAAACCAATATCGTTTATTATTTGATGAGAAAAAAATTCCACCCCCCGCGGAAAAGATTTCCACCCTGTCACCGAAAGATATTCCACCCCATAACCTAGGAACTATTAACCAAGGAATATTAACAAAAGAGAATAAAAAAGATTTATTTATTTATTTTTGGTCACAGTATCCACGCCAAGCAAAGAAAAAAGAAGCTGAAAGGGCGTTTATCCAGGCATTGCAAAAAATTTCAGAAAAAGAATTGCGAGAAATATTCGACCTCCAGGTTTTCGCTTACAAAAAAACCGACGTTCAATATATTCCATACCTCCATAACTGGTTTAATGATGAACGTTGGACTGACGGACATTTATTAAAAGCAATAGAAGCAAGAAAAAAAAATAATAATACGACTTGATAACAGGGGCTAAAATCCCTACGTATAATTTATAGTAAAAAACAAAGGACAAAAAAATGTTGAAAAATTTAGAAATGAAAGCGGTTAAATTAGCTAAATTCAAAAGCCGTGAAACTTACTGTTACGATGCAACTGTTTATCTAGATGGTAAGCCTTTTGCTATGGTTGGAAATGATGGAAATGGTGGCTGTGATTATCAGCACGAACATCCTAAATTCAAAGGTGAATTTTACCCTACTCTTAAAAAGATAGAAGCAGAATTTTCAAAGTTACCAAATACCGATAAAGGAAAATATAAAAATGTTCCGGAAGGTTTTGAGCAAACTTTTGAAAGATGGTGTAATGAACAGGTTGGCCTTTATGAGGTGGACAAAGAAATAAACCGTATTCTAAAAAATAATATCGTTGCTCAAATTATTAGTGATGGTTTGGACAGAAATAAAAAAGTTGAGGGCGGTGTTTATACCGATGAACTTCCAAGCCTTTCTGTTGTTCAATGGCGAAAAGGTAAATTGCCAGAAAAAGATTTAAGAGC